CACTCGGGTATAGAATCAAAACTAATTTAGCTTTAAAAGATAAATCTGGACAAATAATAAAACCTACACAAACTTTTGGTGTGTTTCCTGAACTGAGTGATGTTTCAATTTTAGGAAGAGGGACATCTGATGTTATTGTAAAACTAGATAGCGTTCTTATAAGAGCTGGAAAAACTTTAAATTTAAATCCCAAAACTAGACCTTTAGCAAACGAAAAACGAGCATACATTCAAGTATCTAGTTTTGATACAAAATTTGTCGAGTTAAAATCACAAGATTTAATTACAACTAATGTTGTCAATGAACAAACAAACTATCTGATTGAGTGGAATGTTTATAATTTAGACAATGTACAAAATGCGTTCACTGGTGATATTATTTTGTATAAACTTAGACCATCGCAAAAAACATTAACTGATAATATTAATTATGAAACTGATCTAAATGACAGTAGATTCGTTATAGATTCTCAACAATTTTTTGGACTAAGTTCAGAAAATGTAATTCAATCAATTAATTCATTTATCAATCAAGTAAATGAAGGCTCTACTACAAATGGAGTTACACTTGGAAATGATAGATTTCCGTTTGTATACAGACCAAGTTCAACGGTAAGAGAAATACTCAAACCTGGTTCGAATGTTGACGATCCTGTGGTTTTTTCTAACGCGGCTAAATTTATTGGTGGTATAACTTTAAATCCAGGACAAGGTCCAAAAGGATACTCGTTTGCACTTGTCAGTTCTAAAGGTGTCATCGGTAAACCATTTAAAATATCTGTAGAAACTATTACCCCAAAAACAGTTGAGGCATCTTTTGGTACGTTTATGATGAGTGCGGCAGATACCTTAGTAATGATGTCTCACAGAACGGGGAACATAGTTTTTGATCCAAAATTATCCCCTAACCCAAATACTATGATGGGGATTACACAACAACAGTTACAAGAAAACGTTTTACCTAACACGTATGCAATGGTAAGAGGTGATATATTATTTGATTATTTGGAAAAAATATCAAGTTTTTTACAAAACCACGTACATTCACATGCTAATTTACCACCATCATCGCTCACTTGGGCCGGTGACAAAAAATCAGATTTATTTTCTTTTCCATGGAGATTTAGAACTCTTAATGAAAATATCCGAATAAATTGATATTTATAATAAAATCTATGAATGTCAATTTTCCGTTCCTATTTTTCAAAAAATAATACCATACAAAAGACTAGTTTTGTAAATACGGGTAGAAACCCCGTAATGCAATTATTTTATGGTACGAGTCTTCAAACAACAGCCCCAAATGGTTTTACAAGGTTTATCTTTGATTTAGATCTTGATCCATTATTAGAAAACATAGCTTCAGGTGTTATATCCACAGGTTGTACATCCGCTATGACCCACACCTTGAAGATGACCAACACTTCAAGTTTTGATATCGATCTTCTTAATACAGAAGCTTCCGATCAATCGATAAGAGCAACTTCATTTGACTTAATTCTTTTCAGAATACCAAAATCTTCTGGGTCAACAGGGAACACACAAACTTGGGATGAAGGTGTTGGATACGATTATGTGGATACGCCCGCATTAGATAGTTGGGGTTACAATAAGAATTTTTCTACAAGACCATCAAATTGGTATCAAACAACCACAATTACAAATTGGTCTTTGCCTGGCATTTACAGTAACGACAATACTAGTACGGGTAATACAGGATTAAATTATTCTGCTTTGACTATTGTTGATACTCAACACTTTGAATTTGGAAACGAAGATATCAATTTTGATATGACCCACGAAATAAATTCGATTATAACGGGTTCTACGACAGGTTCTACGGGTTGGGGGATTGCATACGTCCCTCAAATAGAAAACATCACAGGACTCACCGTAACGTATTCTGTGGGGTTTTTTACAAGACATACACAAACATTCTATCAACCATTCTTACAAACCACATTTGATGATTTGATTGAAGACAATCGAGTCACCTTTGTACAAGGTAGAACAAATAAATTGTACTTGTATATTTTTGCGAATGGTGATTATCTAAATTTAAATCAAAATCCAATTGTAGACATTTTGGACCCTGATGATGAACCCATAGCAGGTTATACAGGTTTGACTACTTGTTTGGTCACCAAAGGTGTTTATGAGGTTGTAATTCCACCTTTATCGGGTTACAATACTCCTTGTCAATTTACAGATAAATGGACAAATATTATCGCGCAAGGTAATAATCTTGATGATGTTGAAAACCAATTTGTTTTACAATCCTCCTCGGCATTTTATCAGATTGGTAGTGTGTCTAAAGACCCATTATTGTATGGGTTTGATTTTAGTGGTATCAAACAAAATGAAAAAATTGTAAATACCGATATACGAAAAGTGATGGTGGTAATAAAACAAGCATATTCAAGTGCATATGTTTTACAAAACATAGAAGCTCAGTACCGAGTATATGTAAGAGAAGGACAAACAGAAGTAGAAGTTCAAGGGTGGACACCTATAAACCGAACACCTAACGAGTATTATTTTATTTTCGACACAAGAGATAAAATACCCAATGAATATTACGTTGACATCAAAGTGAATACTTCTGGACAAAAAGATACTTATAAAAGACAATTAACTTTTCAAATAGTAAACCAAAAATGAAAAAAATTATTTTAAACCAAAGTCAGTATAAATTATTAGAAAAATTAGTATCAGAACAAGAAGACAGATATATGTTTTTTTCTAATTTAGAACAAATTAGGGATCAAGCAAATGAATTGTTAAAATATGATAGAAATAAGGTAGAACAACTATTGGATGATGGTCACGACTGGGCTCAGGATCATGTTGCGTCATCAACAGAATCGATTGACCAAGTGTATGATTTTATGAAAAATAATTTCAACAATGAAACTAATATGATACAGGAACAACCAATGTTGACTAACAATATGAAAAGTTCAATAGAGTGTCTTAAAAGTATCAAGAAAGACATAAGTTGGCAAGAAGTATTACAATGGTTCAATGAAAATAATATTGATTATTTTGGTATGAATGATTTGGAAATGTACATAAAATATTTAGAGGAGAGATCAGATAGTAAACAACTACAGGTTCAAGAAGGTCGAAAAAAAACAGGAACAAAATTATGTGCAAGAGGTAAATCGGCAGCAAAAGCAAAATTTGATGTATATCCAAGTGCCTACGCTAACGGCTATGCGGTGCAAGTATGTAAAGGAAAAGTTAAAGGTTTGGATGGAAAAAAAAGATGTTCACCACCCTATTGTTGATTTGGATTATTCAGTCAAGTCTATTATATTTGTGGGACTAAACCAAACCATGAAAAAATTATACTTGAAAATCAAAAGGTACTTCAAAAAAATTTATATCCAAGGTCTGAGGTATTATAGGCCCAAAATGGAGTCTCGTTACGAAATAATTGCTCTCAAAATTTGTATGAATTTGATTGACGATGAATCGAGTGAACTTTTAATGACACCTATCACAAATAAAAGGTACATCAAAAACGAGTCCAAAAATTTGTTTGTCACTATTGATTCAGTTAATGTGAATATTGTAAATGACCATTGTGCTTATACAGTATTTATGAACGAATTTCTACACGGCAAACTCGTAGACAGATTCAATGAAAAAATTGAATTAAAAAGATCTATGATGGAAAAAAAAATAACCCAAAATATCAAATACTCACTCAGAGGTATTCTTCATTTTCTTGAATCGTAGGACATATTTCTTTGGCCATTTTTTTGGCGTCTTTTTCATCAATTAGTCCTATTCTAAACATAAGACAATAATATTTAGAATTTTGATCCAAGTGATCTTTGGCTATGTTTTTGGCCTTGGTAGGATTTTTAGTATGTTCCAATTCTACTAAAGTCCCTAATTCAAGCATTTGTTTTCTATTTATTGTTTCCTGCAGAAGATTTTTAATCATGGCTCTCATAGCCTCATTTTTTTTAGTTTTTTTGGGTTTATATGATGTGTATACAGGTTTTTGACCTTTACCTGATTGTGTGTCTTTTTTTTCTGCAGTTCTTTTTTGTTGACATGCGGTTTTCTTTTGAGCGTCAGTCATTCTTGATGCGACTCCTTTAGCTCTACATTTCGGATACGCACCTTTGTCAGTATCTCCTCTCCCACATGGTGGATGTCCACCACCCTCTTTTTTTCTACAAATATTAACCCAAGGTCCTTGTGGTTGTTTGGTTCCCTTTTTTTTCTTTTTGGTTCCGAACCAAACAGCTAAATCCTCCCTGAGTTGATTATTCATTTTTTTTGTGTATCTTACCATAAATACCTTGCGTATGGAAAATGAACAACAAAATTCAAAAATTTTAGGAACTTTATTTGGTTCCATAAATTATGACTCGGAAGAAAATTTGTCAAAATTTATTGATGAAATTAATTCTGCCCAAGCGGCTTATTGTATTCAACAAGCCCTGAATTATGCTCACATAAATGGAGTATTTTCACTAAAAGAAAGTGAAGTTATATCTAAATCTTTAAGAATTCTCATTCTATCCTCCCCAAAATCTGAAACCTAAAAAAAAAGGGGACAATTTCTTGTCCCCTTTTCAATTACCATTGAGAAGATTAACGTAATTCTCTCAAATCGAAAGTACGGATACCGTCACAAGTCACACGACCATAGAAACGGTTGTTAACCATTTTCTTAGCGTATCTTGTCATTATACCTTTGATAGGTGTAAAGTTGAACGGATTGTACATAGTAGGTGTCAATTGTAGAGGTACATACGGAGCGTAAATGTAACCTGTGTCTAACAATGAAGTACCTTTGTGACCGATGATAAGTTGGTTTGGTGGGAAATATGGATCTCTGTAAACCTGATATCTACCGGATAGTGTACCAATTCTCTCAATACCCATGTTGTATTGATCTTGCTCAGGAGCAGCGTTTGATACGTGGAAATATTCCAAATCATCAAAGATCGCTGAAATCTCAGAAGAACAAACGATCCAGTTAGCACCACCTCTTAATGTCGACTTATGGATTTGTGCCGACAATTGGTTGATAGCGGTAATAAGGGTTTGGTTCCAATCTTTCTGAGTATAAGGAGTAGTTCCTGTAGAAGCCAATCTCTTCCAACCGTTGTAATCCCATCTCAAGTTCCAAGCAGCACCTTTTCTCAAATCTCTCAAAATTTCTCTGTCGATTTCAGCGGCAACTTGTTCAGAAAGAAGAGCTGTAAGCTCAGCTTCTGCATCAATGTTGTGGAACGCTGAAACGTCTTGAGCAAGTTCAGGAGACCATTGTGCTCTCAATTTACGTTCTGTTACAGATACTGTAACGGATTCTAAATCGAAAGAAACCTCACCGATTTGATCTTCGAATTCAAGTTCTTTATAAACTCTGTAAATCGCGATAAAGGCGTTGTTGGTTGTAGCTGTTGAAGCAAATGTTGATCCTGTGTAACCATCAGGTGTTGTTTGTCCACAAGAAATACATACAGGTTGTTGTAAATCAACTTCCAAATAAATAATACCATTCGCGTCACAAACATTATTGTAAGCACCACCCGAATTGTTACCAATCGGCCAAGTAGTGTTGGTTTGTGAACCGTATTGAACGATACCTTTACCGTACTTTTGAGTCACCACTCTGAAAAGGTAAGGGTTACCATTACCAGGAGCTTGACTTGAAGTTGTTGGGTTAGCGTAAGCACCGAAAATGTTCAAGCCTGAAAGGAATTCTTCTGTATCCATGGTATTACCATTTGGTCCGATCAATTGACCAGCACCTGCATTTGAGAACCCACTCATCGCTAAAATTACTTTACGATAATCGGATGATGTGTATCCTGTAGGTACTAAAAACCCACTAGCATCCCAAGCAACTGTCATTGTTGATGCAGTTGTTGCTGTCCATTTACCTTTAGAGTAGTCAAAAAGACCTGGAGGGTTTAATGTTGCCTCATCACCTTCATAAAATAAATCGTAAAGATCTTTTTGGTAATAAGGGTTATAAGTACCTGTACCATCCGCTGCAGTATAACCTGCATTTTGATTTCCTGGATAGTTACCAGGTGATCCAATCGGAGCGTAGTGGTCACCACTTTGACCTAACCATCCCAAATCATTCGGTGATGTTCCGCCCGAATAACCTTGGATTTTTGGAACAAAGTAGAACAATTTACCGATAGGTAAGTTCATTGCTTGTACCGATACGATATCGTTAGCTAAAAGTTTTGAGAAAACCCTTCTTACGATAGGAAATACAACGGTTTCAAAAGAACCACTG